ATGAAAAAACTGATGATGTTCCATATAGGATATGGGTAAGAGAGGGACTTTTAACATTGACTACTGGAGCATTTGGAATAAAGACTGATTATAAGTTTATTATTACTCACTTAAAAGAAGTAATTGAAAGATATAATATTAAAATTTTAGAGTGTGGTTATGATGCTCACAATGCTGGTAGTTTTCTAAGTGATTTAGATTTTTTAGACTGTGATTTAACAGAAGTTAAACAATCTGCTAAAAGTTTAAATGATGCAACAGTGGATTTTGCTCTATCAGTTAAAGCAGTTCAAGTTTTATATGATAAGAGAAATAGTTTGTTAAAATGGTCCATTGCTAATGCTACAACTGTTTCAAATAGTTTTGGAGAGATAAAAATTGATAAACAATCTCAAAAAAATAGAATAGATCCTGTTGATGCAATAATAGATGCCTGGAAGATTATGCTAATAAATAAAAAAGAAACAGTAAACAATGATGAAGCTGTTGAAGAATGGCTTGATTTAATCAATAAAAGGAGGTGAGAGAGTGAATATATTTAGAAAATTTTTTAATAAAGGAGAGGAAAAAAAGCAGAAAACAGCAATTAATTCTATGAATTTTAGTGAATTTTTTGGAATAAATGTAAGTTCAGATTTATCAGAAGTAACATATTTTACTTGCTTAAAAGTATTATCTGAGAGTGTTGGGAAGCTATCTTTACACTTAAAAGATAATGATAATAACAAAATATTAAATCATGAAGCATTACAAAAATTGAAATTTTCACCAAATCCATTTATGACTTCAACACCTATGATGACATTAATAGAGATGTGGAGAAACCATCATGGCAATGCTTATGCTTATCTAAGTTATGATAATAGAGGGCATTTAGTAGGTATTTATCCTTTACACCCTCAAAAAGTTAGAATATGGATAGATAATGCAAAAATATTCAGTGGTAAAGAAGATTTATATTATGAATATAATAAAGATGGGAAAATATATCTGTTTCAAAAAGATGAGATACTACATTTAAAAGGTGGTTTAAGTAAAGATGGTATTGTAGGTATGTCAGTAAGAGAAACATTAGCTACAACATTGAATGGAGTAAAAGCAAGTCAAAAATACTTAAATAATTTATATGATAGAGGTTTAACTTCAAAGGCAATTTTGAGATATACAGGAGATTTAAACAAAGATTTACAAAAGAAAATGCTTGAGGCAATAGAAGAATTTATTAGCACTGAAAATAATCCAACAGGAATATTACCATTACCACCTGGAATGGATATAGTACCATTAGATTTAAAATTAACAGATAGTCAATTCTTTGAATTAAAGAAATATAATACCTTACAAATAGCAGCTGCTTTCGGAGTAAAGCCAAATCATTTAAACGATTATGATAAGTCAAGTTATTCAAATTCAGAAATGCAAAACTTGACTTTTTATATTGATACTCTTTTATACATTTTGACACTTTATGAAGAGGAATTTAATTTGAAACTTCTTACAGAAAGTGAAAGATTAAAAGGGCTACATTTTGAATTTAATGTAGCAAGTATTTTAAAAGGGGATCTAAAAACACAAGCTGAATGTATAACCAAGTATCTTCAAAGTGGAGTTTATACAATAAATGAAGCAAGAAAAAAGGCAGGATTACCTGCAATAGATGGAGGTGATGTAATTGTAATGAATGGAAGTTATGTGCCATTAGAAAAATTAGGAATAGCTTATGAAAAAGGAGGTGCTAAAAGTGAGTAAAAATAAATGGTTAGAAATAAAAAATCAAGCAGAAGTTACTGAAATTTATATCAACGGAGATATAGAAAGTGATTCAGAAAATGATGGTTTTTTGGAAGAAGTATGGGGAATAAAAGATACTAATATATATCCATTAGATATAAAAGATGCCTTGAAAGAAGGAGAAAACAAAGAGGTTCATGTTCATATAAATAGCTATGGCGGAGATATGTTTGCTGGTGTTGCTATTTGTAATATGTTAAAAAATCACAAAGGAAAAACAGTAGCTTATATTGATGGTTTAGCTGCAAGTGCAGCATCAATAATTGCTTTTGGTTGTGATGAGATTATTATTCCAAGTAATGCTTATTTAATGATACACAGAGTAAGTTGCGGAATATTTGGTAATGCTGATGATTTTTTAAAACAAATAGAAGTATTAGAAAAATTAGAAGATGGAATTGCTAATACTTATGAAGAAAAGGCAGTTGAAGGAGTTACAAAAGAGCAAATATTAAATCTAATGAAAGAAGAAAGTTGGTTTAATGGTCAGGAAGCAGCTAAATATTTTGATGTAAAGGTTGATGAAAAGGCTAATTTTGTGAATTATGTATCTACAAATCAAAAATTTAAAAATATTCCTAGAAATATTTTAAATAAAATTAATGATAAAAAAGCAGAATTAGAGGAAAAAGAAAGAATTAAATTGGAAAATATGAAAAAAGAAATTGAAATAGAGTTATTAACAGGAGGTATTTAATTATGAAAAAATCAGTAGAATTAAAAAAGGAATTGGAAACACTTAGAAATGAAATTACAGCATTAAAGGATAGTGGAAAGATTGAAGAAGCACATGCTAAGTTAAATAGTTTAAAAGATTTAGAAAATAGAATAAAAGAGGCAGAAACAGAGGAGGCTTTAACAGTTATGAATAAAGGTAACAAATCACCATTAGGAACAAATGAAGAAATGGATGTTAATAGAATTTATAATAAAGTTCTATTAGGAAAATCTATAACAGAAGAAGAAAAACAATTTTTAAATGCAGCTGGAACGCCAGGGCAAGTAGAAGCAACAGACGGCAAAGGTGGTTACTTAGTACCAACAGAACAATTTAATCAAATAAAAGAATTAAGAAGAAATAAAGTGGAATTAAAAGTTTTATGTAATGTTCAACCTGTTAAATCTTTAAAAGGAACTATGCCTATTGAAAAAGATGGAACAGGTGAATTAATAGCTTTTGAAGAGTTAAATGAAATAAATAAATCAGATATTGATTTTGCACAAGTTGCATATAATGTTGCAGATTATGGAGATATTATCCCTATATCAAATACTTTACTTGCAGATGAAACTGCTAATTTAACTGATTATATTGGAAAAAGATTTACTAAAAAAGCTATAAACACAGAAAACAAAAAGATAGTTGCAATATTAAAAACATTAACTCCAAAACCAGCAGCAGATTATACTGTTATTAATACAGCATTAAATGTTGATTTAGACCCAGAAATATCTGCTAATGCAATAATTATAACTAACCAAACAGGGTTTAATTTTTTAGATAACTTAACAGATAAACAAGGTAGACCTTTATTAGATGTAAATTTACAAGATACAACACAAAAAATCTTTAAAGGTAGAAAAATAGTAGTTTTAAAAGATAATTTATTACCAATGAATACTACAAAAGCACCTGTGTTTGTTGGAGATTTAAGTGAATTTATAACATTTTTTGACAGAGAAGGGTTAGAACTTGCATTATCAACTGAAGCAGGATTTACTAAAAATGCAACTTATATTAGAGCAATAGAAAGATTTGATGTTAAAAAAGTAGATAGTGATGCTATGGTTTATCTTGAATTAGAAACAAAATAATAGGTGATTGATATGGCAGATATTTTAACTTTGGAAGAAGCTAAAAACTATCTAAGAATTGATTACAATGAGGATGATACATTGTTGCAATCTTTAATGATTGCAGCAATAGATTATCTTAGAGATGCAATAAATGACTTTGATAAAAAAGCAACAAAAGAAAAGTTTATTAAAAGGTCTAAAATTTTAGCTTGTGTACTTGTTCAAGATTGGTATGACAACAGAGAGCAAAAGGAAAGTAAAGACCTTAGTTATACAGCTAGAAGTTTATTAACTCAGTTACAAGTAGGTGATAACTTTGAATGATATAACTAAGAAATTAAGACATTTCATTGATGTATATCACATGATAGACACAACTAATGAACTTGGAGAAAATGATAAAAAGCCAAAGTTATTTAAAAAAGCATACTGTGAAATAGTACCTCTTAATTCAAGTGAAAAGAATGGAGAAGCTGGAACAGAAGAAAATCAACATCAATTCAAATTCATATTTAGAGTAAAATCAGTTCCTGGAATAAAAAAGGACTGGTTTTTTATTTATGAGGGATTGAAGTATGAGGTTATTTATTTCAACAGAGATTTTAAAGATAATCAGTTCATAGAAGTTTTTTGTGTAAGAAAAGAGGAGTAGAAATGGGCGTTTTTTCAACAGATGATTTAAAAGAACTTGAAGAAGAAGTATTAAGACTTGCTAGAAAATACCCAAAAGAAGCTAAAAAATTCTTACAAAAACAAGGTAACAAGCTAAAAGCTAAGGCTAAAAAGAAAGCAAAATCTAAGGTAAAAGTAAAAAAAGGTAACTATTTGAAAGGTTTTAAAAGAGGGAAAGTTTATAAATATAAAGGTGAAGAAGATACAGTTAGAGTTTATAACTCAATGCCTCATGCGCATTTAATAGAGAATGGGCATATCATAAAAGATAAAACTGGTAAAGAACATGGTTTTAAAAAAGGAGAGCATATTTTAGAAGATTCACAGAGAGAGTTTCAAGATGAATTTTTAAAAGCTGCAGATAACTTTATTGATGAAGTTATTAAAAATGGAGGTTTCTAATGATTAAACTAAGTCAGATACTAAAAGCAGTTAATACAAAATTGAAAGAAACATTTCCTAAAATAGAAATTGATAGTAAAGATTTATCTGAAAAATTTAATAGACCTAGTTTTAGAACTGAGTTAGATGGTCTTAAAACAAGTGCTTTTATGACAACTTTTAAGGAAAGAAACTTTACAATCAGAATTTATTTTTTTACTACTTTACTTGGTAAAGGAAGAGAAGAAAGATTAAAAATATCTGATGAAATTGAAAATGCTTTCTTAGGTACATTATGGGTAAATGAAACTTTTGCTATTCCTGTTGATGAAATAAAGTTTGAAGAAACTGAAGATGGAGTATTAATAGCAAGTTTTGATAGTTTAAGTATGGAAGAAATAGAAAATGATATAGATGGCGAAATGATGGAAGAATTAGAGTATTGTTTTGATAAGAAATAGGAGGTTAATATATGGGATTACCTAAAATAGAAATTATTTTTAAGCAATTAGCGGTTACAGCTGTTAAAAGAAGTCAATTAGGTATAGTTGGATTAATAGTAAAAGAGTCTACTAAACAATGGGATAGAAAGGTATACAAAGATATTACTGATATAAAAAGTGATGATTATTCTGCTGAAGTATTACCATTGATTAAAGATAGCTTTGAATACACTCCAAATAAAGTGATTGTATTCAATATTAAAGACGGAACATTAGCAGATACATTAAAAAAAGTTGCACAAGAAAGAATTAACTGGTTAGGGTTAGCTTATGATGGGAAAGATGGAGATACTGCAACTCTTGTAAGTTGGATAAAGTCAGTAAGAAAAGCAGGTAAAACTTATAAAGCTGTTGTATTTAAAGCTACTAAGCCAGATAACAAAGGCATAGTAAATTTAATGAATGACAAGGTTACATTTGTAGATAATAGAGGAGAAGTTGAAGGTTGGCAATATGTACCAACAATTCTAGGAATGTTAGCAGGGTTACCAATGACTAGATCAGCTACTAGCTTTCTATGTGGGAATTTAAAGGAAGTTTCTATATTTGATGAAATAGATGATGTTATTGATAAAGGTGGTTTCTGTCTGTATAAAGATGAAGGAGATATAAGAGTTGCAAGAGCATGTACATCTTTAGAAGAAATTACACAAGATGAAACTGAAGATATGAAAGACATTATCATAATTGAATCTATGGATTTAATGAGAGATGATATTTATTCAACATTCAAGAAATGGATAGGTAAGTATAAAAACAAATATGATAATCAAGTTTTATTCTTTACTGCAATTAATGCTTATTTCAAAGAATTAGAAAAAGAGGATATTTTGGATAAAGAATATGATAACTATTCAGAAGTTGATGTTGAAGCACAAAGATTAGCATGGCTTGGAGTAGGTAAAAAAGAAGTGGAAGAATGGGATGATGAAAAAGTTAAAAAGACTGCATTTAAGAAAAAAGTATTTATGAAAGCTAAAATCAAGATATTAAATGCTGTTGAGGACTTTAAGTTTACAATTAATATGTTCTAAAAGGAGGACAGGTAGATGGCTAATAAAATGGATAAAAATAAAATTTTAAGAGGTTCATTTGGTGCTGTATGGCTAGATGGAGAAGAATTAGGCTCTGTAAAATCTTTTGAAGCTAAGGTTACATTGGAGTATGAAGATGTGGATATAATGGGAGAACTAGGAAAGTCAAAAAGATATATGGGCTTTACTGGTGAAGGAACTATGACATTACATAAGATAGACTCTACTATTGGAAAGTTACTGGCTGATGGTATAAGAAATGGTAATATGCCAGATTTTAAAATAGTTGCAAAACTAGATGACCCAACAGCTTATGGGGCAGAAAGAGTTGAATTAACAGGTGTTACAATTAGTGAATTAATGGCATTAAAATTTGAAAATAAAGCATTAAGAGAGGAAGAAGTTCCTTTTAGTTTTTCACATTTTAGATATATAGATATGATATAAGGAGGATATAAAAATGGCTAAAAATATAACTTTGGAAATATTAATTGCAAAAAAACAACAATCAGAAAATGATAAAATGAAAGTAGTATTATTCAATTCAGAAGTATTAGGTGGAACAATAGAAGTTGTAAAACATAGAGCAAGAGATGTAATAAAAATTATGGATAGTGCACAAGAAAAAACAACAGAAGCAGCTTACAATGCTAACTGTAAATTAATCTATAAACATTGTCCTATTTTACATGATAAAGAATTGCAAAAGACTTATGAAGTAGCACAACCTTATGAAATTGTAATACCTGTATTTGATGAAAATTTAGGGGAAATAAACAAGCTATCTAACTTTATTCTAAACCTTTATGGATTAGGTGAAGAAGATGATAAAGCTAGTAAAGTCTTAGAAGAAGAGATTGAAGATATAAAAAACTAATATTAGAGGATACCGATATGGCATTCCTCTCTTTTTATATTTTAAAAGGCTTTTCTATAAAATACCTGTTAAATTTATCATATGAAGAAAAGTTATTTATGATAGCAACAATGGAGCTTGAAATTGAAAGAATGAATAAATCAGGTACTTAGTATAAAAAGCTAAGTACCTTTTTATCTTTTAAGAAAGGAGGTTTAAATGGCTAAGACTATTGGTGTATTACTAAGTTTAAAAGACCAGTTTACAACACCATTACAGAAAGCAACCAAGAGTGTTAAAAATATGGATAGACAACTTGAAAAAGCTGGAAACCAAATAAAAGCTTTTGGAAATAGAGTAAAAGCAGGTATGAAGTCTGTAGCAAAATGGGCAGCAATTGGATTTGGAGCATTAACTGCTGCAGCTGGAGTATTTATAAAACAGTCTATAGATGCTGCAAAAGATAAATTAAAAGCTGATAAGTTGCTTGAAACTAACTTGATGAAGCAAGCTAATTTTAAAAAAGAACATATACAGATGTTAAAGGATGAAGCTAGTGCATTACAAGATGTTGGAGTAGTTGGAGATGATGTTGCTGTAGCTGGTGCAGGACAATTAGCTGTCTACAAATTAAAAGCAGAACAAATAAAAACTATATTACCTATCATTGATGATATGGTTGCTAAAGAAAAAGGGTTTAATGGTACACAAGAAGATGCTATTGCTATGGCTGATGTATTTGGTAAGGCTGTAGAAGGTAAAACAAAAGGACTTGTAAAATATGGAGTATCTTTAACTGATGCAGAAGAAAAATTATTTAAAACTATGAAGCGAGAACAAAGAGCAGAGTTTTTAAATAAGAAATTAACAGCTGCTATTGGTGGAACTAACAAGGCTTTGAGAGAAACAGATGAAGGTAAAATTGTAGCAGCAAAAGGTGCTTGGGGAGATATGCAAGCAGAACTTGGTAAAAAGTTAATGCCAAAATTAGGTGCTATTGCTGAGTGGTTTCATAATAAGATACCAGCTATTCAAGATTTTATATTAAGTCTTGCAGATAAAGTTGAAGAATTAGTTACAAGAGCAGAACCTTATATAACACAAATTAAGGATATGTTTGGAAAAATATTTGAAAAAGTTAAACCAGCATTAGAAGAAACTTGGCAAATATTATCAAATGCTGGAACTATTGCAATAGATATAGCACAAAACATAATAAATAATTGGGATAGAATTAGTCCTATTGTTTACACTATTGTGGGAGCAATTACTGCATATAATATTGCAATGACAATAAGAAATAATAAGGAGTTGATTTATGCAGGAATTATAAAAAGTAAAATGGCTTTAGACACTGCACAAGCACTCCTTACTGGACAATTAACCATAAAACAATGGGCTTTAAATGTTGCAATGAAAGCTAATCCAATAGGTTTAGTAATTACTGCTATTGCTTTATTAGTTGGTGGTATATGGTTACTGTGTAAAAACTGGGATTTAGTAAAAACAAAAGTAAAGGAATTTTGGGCAAGATTAGAAAATAATCCTCTTGGAAAAATGTTCAAATGGTTTTTAAGATTAACATTTCCTATCATACTTTTAATTGAAAATTTTTCTACAATTAAAGAAAAAGTAATAGGATTTTGTAAGACTTTAAAAGATGTATTTTTAAAAGTTTGGGATGCAGTTGTAGGTGCTTGGAATTATGCGAAAGAAGTTATAAGTGGTGTTTGTGATGTATTGGTTGGAATATTTATGCCAATATGGAAAGCAGTATCAAATGGGTTTAATATAGCCAAAGATATTATTTTAGGTGTATGTGATGTTTTAGGTGGAATATTCTTAGAAATTTGGAATGGTGTTATTGATGCTTGGAACTTTATGAAAGACACAATTTCTAATTTATGTGATACTATAACCAATGTATTTTTAAAGGCTTGGGATGGAATAATGAAAGCATTAGATGCTGTATTACATCCTATTGAAACAGCTAAAAATGCTTTTGGTAAACTTATAGATAAGTTGAAATTTTGGAATAAAACACCTGCTGATGATAAAACTATAAATATTACAGAAAACACTAAAAAGACTACTGAAACAGTTGGTGGAACAAATAAGACAGGGGTAGCAACAACATCTATAAAAAATCCTAGACATGCTTTGGGTACTGCTTATTTCAAAGGTGGAGCTACAAGGATAAATGAAGGTGGAAGAGATGAAACTGCTATCTTACCAGCTGGAACTCAAATTCTAAGTCATGAAGAAGGTAAATCACTTCAAAAGAATAATACTGAAAAACAAGTAATTATAAAAGAGGTTGAAAGTAAGAAAAGTTCAGATAAAAAGATAGAATTACATATTCATATTGCTGGTAATTTTATAGGTGAAAAAGAACATATGGAAAAATATGGAGAATATACTGCAAATAAGATTTTAGCAGCTTTAAATAATATGTAGGATAGGAGATAAGAAAATGAATATAATTTTTATAGTTGAAGATAATGGAGTACAACAAGAAATGGTAAATATTCCAGTAGTTCAAAATATAGAGCCAGTAAACTGTGAAACAGAAGATGAAGAATTTACAACTATTAATGGGAAAAAATTAAATTTAATTGGTGGTAAAGGACTTAGAAACTTTTCATTTTCTTCTTTTTTTCCTAGTAAATTATATAGTTTTGTAAGTTTTTTAAATTATAAAAAACCTAAATATTATATTGATTTTTTTGAAAAGTATAGAGATGCAAGAGTACCTTTAAGAATTATTATAGTTGATAAGTACAGAGTAGTCTTAAATATGCTATGTAGATATAATTTTACTTATTCTTTTAGAGATAAGGCTGGAGATGTTCCATATACTTTGGATATAAAAGAATATATTTTACCTGGTGAGGCTGATAATAATGTATAAGACAATAGTAAAAGAAATAGATGTAACCAATTATATAAGAGATTTAACCTGGAGAGATAGTATTGACATATTAGGAGTTGAGGTAAGTTTTGAACTTGCAGTAAACAAGTTTGATAAAAATTTATCTTTTCTCTATGATATTACTTTGGGTGATCCAGTTCAAATAATCAATGAAAAAGGAGAAACATTAGTACAAGCTATTATAGTATCAGAAAGTCCTAATGGAAAGACTACATCATTTACTGCTTATGATATGGCTTGGTATTTGAATAAATCAACTGTGATAAAACAATTTAAAAAGATGGTAGGGAATGACTGTATTAAGTCCTTATGCAGTGAAATTGGAATAAAAGTTGAAGTAAGTGGATTAGATACTAAGATAGATAAAATTTACAAGGATAAGACTATCTCAGGCGTTATTTATGACATCATAGAACAATGTTCACAATTTAATTCTAAAAAATTTTTTATTGAGTATGATAAAGGCACTCTAAAAGTAGGACCATTCAAAAAGATAAAAGTTACTGGACAATATGAAATGCACAAAAATGCTTTTATAGATGTAGCAAAAAATATTGGAGAGGTTTCACTTAGTAGGTCAATAGTTGATATGAAAAATTCAATCCTGGTTATAACACAAAATAAAAAAGCAGTTAGAACAGTAGGAAAAGAGCAAGATAATGAAAGTATTAAAAAGTATGGTATGTTACAGGAAGTGGTAACACTAGATGAAAAGGAACATAAAAAAGCTAAACTTGTTGCAAAAAATGAGTTAAAAAAATTAAATAAAATTACAGAAGACTTTTCTATTGATGTCTTAGGTGATGATAAGGTTAAGAGTGGTAGAGTCATTGATATAGACATACCACTTTTTAATTTAAAAGGCGAGTATCTAATAAAAGAAAGTTCTCACAGTGTACAGAATGGAATCCACAGAATAAATTTAAAATTGGAGGTGTTTAATGAGTGAGTGAAAACAAAAAATCTTGGGATATAGCAGTAGCAGAGAAGTTCAAGGAAAGAGAAAATCCAAGTCCAATAGGTGCTGTTTTAGGTAAGATTTTAAAACCTCTCCCTGACATCTCTATTGAGCTTTTAAATGGTTATGGTGTTATTGATAGTGATAAAATTTATTTATCTAATGCAATAACTAATAGATTGGCTATTGAATGCACTATGAAAGAATTTGAAAGTCAAGGTAATAAATCAACTACTTGCAAAATTAATAATTTAAACACAGATGGAGCAGGTAGTGATAGTAACGGAGATACTAATTTAAGTTTATCAGAACATAGTGGTACTTATACTGATAGTTCAAGCAAAAAAGATAATAAAGATAAAGGTAAATTTATATTACAGACTGTATTCCATTTAAAAAAAGATATGTTTGTATTAGTTATACCTAATTTTGAAGAGGACAAATTTTTTATTGTAGATGTATTTAATTATGCACCAGAGGTGAGTTTAGAATGGCAATATTACCAAAAATAGATTTTGTTGATTACTCTAAACAAGACATAACTAATGGTAAAAACAGTAATGGTAAAACATTTTTAATAGACTTTCAGAAAAAGAAGTTATTAAAATCTAATGGACAATTAATAAAAACAGATGATGAAAGAGCTGTTAGAATGTGGATTGAAAAGGTTCTTTTGACTGAAAAATATAAATGGAATATTTATAAAAGTAATGGACCTAATCAATATGGAATGAAATATAAGGCTATGTTACTTAGTCAAAGATTTCCTACACCTGTTTTATATAGTGAGTTTGAGAGAGAATTGACTGAAACAATGAAGAAAAATAAACAAATAATAGAAATTAGAAATATTGATATAAAGTTAGAAAAGCATACCTTGAAAACCAAATTTGAAGTAGTTTTAAAAGACTTCAAAACATTTGAATGGGAGGGGTACTTATGATAATAAAAAAAGAATGGAAAGAAATTTTAAAAAATATGCTTAACCAGGTAAATGATGAATATGATAAGACAGAAGGAGGCTTATTTTATGATAACTTAGCACCTGTAAGTATAGAAATAGAAGATATAAGAAAAACCTTAGAATATATATTTTTAAATTCTTTTGCAGAAACTGCTGAAGGGGAATATTTAGACAATATATGTAAAGAGGTAGGAGTATTTAGAAGAAAAGCAACAAAGTCAAAAGGTACTGTAATTATAAAAGGAGTACCTAACACTGTTATTGAAGTAGGGACAAAAGTTGCAAGTGATACCTATATCTATTTAACTACACAAGAAAAAACAATATCTGCTACTGGAAGTATTGAAGTACCTATTGAAAGTGAAAAATATGGAAAAATATATAATATTCCAAAAGGAACTATTACAAATTTTCCTGTAACTATTCCAGGATTAAATGAAGTCAATAATCTAGTAGAAACTGTTGATGGTTATGATGGGGAAACAGATGTTGAATTAAGAGAAAGATATTATTTTAAAGTTAGAGAACCAGTAACTTCTGGTAATATTTATCACTATAAAAAGTGGGCTTTTGAAGTTGAAGGAGTAGGAGGAGTTAAAGTTTTTCCATTATGGAATGGAAATGGTACTGTAAAGGTAGTTGTAGTAAACAGTGATATTCATGAAGCTGATGAAACTTTACTAAAAAGAGTAAGAGATTATTTAGAAGAAGTCAGGCCAATAGGGGCTACTGTTACAGTAAAAAGTGCAATAGGTAAAGCTATATCAATTTCAGGTACTGTTAAAATTTCTAAAAATATAAAATTTGACGAAGTAAAGACAGAGTTTGAAACAAAAGTAAAAGAACATTTTAGAAAAGTAGGATTTAAACAGGATTATGTGAGTTATGCACAATTAGGAAATATCTTATTAAATATTCCTGGTGTAAATGACTATGATGATTTAAAGATAAATAATGCAACTTTAAATGTACAGTTAGCAGCTGAGGAGATTCCAAAATTAACAACAATCACTTTACAAAAAGAGGTGATATAGTTGGAAGCTAAAAGACTAATGAGGCATATGCCAAAGTATTATAGAGGTATTTTAGAAATAACTTTATTACAAAAAGTAATAGAAAAAGAATTAGATACAGTTGATTTAATCTCAAAAGATGTATTAAATCAATTTTTTATTTATACTGCTACATGGTCCTTACCAATTTGGGAAAGAATATTTGGTTTAAGTGTTGGAGATAAAACAAGTAATATTGAAGAAAGAAGAGAGAATTTAATTTCTAAGTTAAGAAGTTATGGAACTACTACAAAAGAGATGATAGCAAGAGTTGCCAAGACTTTTACAAATGGAGAAATTGATGTTGTAGAAGACAATTCAAACTATGCTTTTAAAATACTGTTTACATCTATTGTTGGAATACCTAAAAATATTGAAAATTTTAAGGCAGTGATAGAAGTTATAAAACCTGCACATTTGAATTTTAGTATTGAATTTAGATATAACACACATAACCAGGTAGCTTATTTATTACATAATGGATTGAAGTTAAAAACTCATAAACAAATTTATGACACTAGATTATATGAAGATAGTGCAATGGTAGGTAAGTATCATAAACAGAATGAAGTAGGAAATTTAAAAAATAATGAGTTAAAAACTAAAACACATAAAAATATCTATGATGAAAGGAGATAAATAAAATGGCAAAGTACACTGAAAATATAAGATTAGCACAACCAGAAGGAAGCGATTATTATGATATTGAAGTATTTAATCACAATTCAGAATTGATAGATAAAAAAATAGGTGAAATGGATAATAGCTTATCTACAATAAAAGAAGGAGCAACAAGAGAAAAGGCTGGTATAGTACAATTTGGAACAGAAGAAGGAAAAGCATTAGAGGGAATGATGTTAGCAAGACTTGCAGGATGTGTAGGCTATGGAGGAGATATACAAGAACCAGGAGTTAAGGATATAAATTACATCTATTATGACAGAAATACTAGAAAGATGTACAAGTGTTTAAATCAAAATAGTGATGTGTCTGCAAATGTAGCTAACTTTGTTCCTTTGGATAATAACTCACTTTTGGATAGATTGGAAAATTTAAACACAAAATCAAATGGAGATATTGTATCTATAACTTCTTTTAGATTAGGATTTAATGCAAGCAATGTATTAAACGCATCAAAAATTAAAGATAAAAAAATCGTTTATGTAACTGTAAGAAGTGATAATATGCACATTTCAACTCAACTTCCAAAAAATATAAGTAGAGCTATGCTCGTACATGGAACTAACGCCAGAACAGCTATTCTATCGATAGAAGAAACAGGTTTTTGGCTATATGGTGATATAACAGGAGTAACTGGGATATTTCTAGCAGAGTATGTTTATGCTTAACTCTAGCTATTATTAAATTTGTACTATAGCAAAAATACTATAATTTTCTCTTGTTCTATTTTGATTATTCAAGTATATTTTTCTATTCTTAATATAAGAAGTAATAGGCTTTTCACCACCAGTCCCAGTCTGAGCAGAAAGAACAATAGAATTTATATAATCTGAAGATGTAGAAATTGGAAGATTATAATATGTTTCACCAGTTGGAACGTCTTGAAACCAGCCAAACATGATATAAAAATTAGAGCTGATTTGTTTATAATACCAATTCCCATTTTTCTCAAAATTTTTGTATAGATTTTCCAATCTATACACATTTAAAACTCCATCTGTGATGGAACAGATAACCTAAAATACTAAATTTTTGAAAGGAGAAATTGATATGAAAACAATAAATTTCTATAAAAAAGATAAACTAATTTTTTCTGTTTATGCAGAAAGCTTAGAAGATGTCTTAAAATCACCTCTTTCATATTTTCCAGCATATACAAGTGATGTAATAATTACTGATATATCTTATCAATACCCAATCTACAAAGATGATACTCTTAGAGAAATGACAAAAGAGGAAAAAGTTAGAGCTGGAATAGAAGTGCAACTTGAAGATGGAGAAATCATAAAAGATAAGAAAATTATAACAATACCAAAACCAAGTGGAAATCCTAAATATTTGAGTTGGAACAAGGAAAAAGGTCTGTGGTTACTGGATAATGAAAGAGAATACCAGGATTATATGAATCTAATAGATGACTTAAAAGAAAAATCATTAGATTATGGATTTGATTATAAGGTGGATGGTAAAGAACACAGGCAGAAATGTAGGGATAAGGATATAACTCTATTAGCTTCAAATGTAACTTTTATGTTAGCAGAAAAAACTGTTTTTGGAAAAGAAAAACCAATCACTTGGTATTTTTATGATAATTTTGGTTTAGAATTAAATTTAGAAAAATCATTAGTATTAGCTAGTTATGGAAAAACGTTTACTCAGTCAGTCTATGACACAGAAAACTATTTCAAGACAAAAGTCAACCCTAAAGAGTTAACAAAAGCCGAATTTGAGAGCAAAAGAAAAGAAATACACTCTAATCTAGCAAAAGGTTAATTTTAAGAGTTTCTATTATTAAAGGTAGTTTTATTATAGCTACCTTTTTTAATAGCTTTAAATGGCAAATTACGAGGTCATTTTAATAATTTTTATAAAGGAGATGATGAAAATGTATAAGTTTTCTGAAAGAAGCAAAGCAAAACTTGCAACAGTAGATATAAGACTTCAAAATCTTATGAATGTAGCTATTAAAGAGAGTCCTTATGATTTTTCAATAACAGAAGGAATTAGGACATTGAAAAGACAAATAGAATTAGTTGCACAAGGAAAATCTAAGACATTGAAAAGCTATCATTTAACAGGTAAAGCCGTTGATATAGCTGTATGGATTAATGGAAAAGTAACTTGGGATTTTAAATATTATAAAGAAGTAGCTGAGCACATTAAAGAAACAGCAAGAAAACTAGGTTATGCAATTACTTGGGGTGGAGATTGGAAAACATTTAAAGATGGTCCACATTTCCAAATTGAAAATTAGTTAATAAACAGTCTGGCCAGACAGTTATTATAAAAATTTTAGGAGGTGTGAAATGGAAACATTTGTGGAAAGAATGATTGTAGAGAAAAATGAGTTGCAAGGTAAAGTAACAAAGTTAGAAAATTTTGTAAATGGAGAAAAATTTAAGGAATTAAAAGGGCTAGAACAAGTATATTTAAAAGAGCAATTAGCACATATGAGAGCTTATCTTAGTGTGTTAAGACAAAGAATTAATTTTTATAACAAATAACAGGAGGTTAAAAATGGAAAATTTAATTGAAATGGTAAAATTTTATATTGCAAGTATGACAAAAGAGGCTTGGGTTGGTATAGTATTGGCTTTAGGATTTATTGTCATGGTAATTATATCTAAAAAAAGATATGCTGGCATTGTGGAAAAAGCAATAAGACTTTCAGAACAATCATTTAATTCGGGAGAGGGTCAAAAAAAGTTAGCAGCAGCAATTGCTTATATTCAAAATGCCATAACTTTAATGCCTTGGTATGTAAGATTAATGATAGTCCCTGTAATAAACAAAAAAAGCATTATAGATGCAATAGAAAGAACATTACAAAGAATATCAAATACATTTGGAAAAGGCTCTAAGGTAGATATAAAAGGAAATGAGGAAGATGGAGAAAACTAAATTAATCCTGGATCCAATTTCAAATGGTAAGGCAATTTTGCTAGAAGAGTATGTTTATGATGTAAATGGGTACTTGATAAGAGTACCCAAATCTTTTATAACGGATGGGGCATCAGTGCCTCATTCCTTACAATGGTTGTATAATCCTTATGGAAAATATATTAAAGCTGCTGTCGTGCATGACTATTTATATAGTGTTTACAATAACACTGGTATAAATAGAACTCTTTCAGATAAAATATTTAGACATATTATGAAAGAAACTGGTGTTGATAGTAGAATTGTAAGGAAATTCTATGCAGCTGTTAAATATTTTGGAGCAACATCCTGGAAAAGTAAATTGCAAAATGAGGGATACAAGGATAGAGCTATTATAGACAAGACAAAAGAAGCCAGAGAGTATTATAATCATTGGTACAAAGTACTAGGATTGTAGGTGGTATATATGGAAAAAACAATATTAGAATATGGCATAGTTGGAGCTATTTTATTATACTTTCTTTGGAAAGATAAGAGTACTTTTGAAATGTATAAAAATACTATGCAAAGAATGGCTGATTTATTGGAAGCTATTCAGAAAGAACAATCAGAATTAAAAAAAGATATGGAGGAGATAAAAAAAATCATAAAGTAATGGGGCAGGATTTTGTCCTACCCCTCTTTTTTTATTGTATAAAGATTCTATAAAATAACACTATAAAATATCTAAACTTGAATTAACTGAAATTAGTTTAAATTTAGTGGTAACAAAATGGTAACAAAAATACCTTTCCCCAACAAAAAAGCCCTCAACTTTTTTCAAGTTCGGGCTTTTTTGTAGAAATTAAACTATTTTTAAAATATGATTTCTAAAATGTACTAAATACCATAAATTCAAAAATTAAGTGTAGAATAAATTGACTTAACTTGAATTAGATGTTAACAAAGTGCAAACATTTTTATGATAACTATATATTTTATTTACTGTTATTTTATATTTCATCCACAACTTCTTTTAATTTTTTAATATTTTTATGTACATAAACTTCTGATGTAGTTTTATAGCTAGAATGACCTATCATTTTTATTATAGCATCTTTATCAGCGACATTATCTGATAGAAGTGAAGCAAAAGTATGTCTAGTATCATGTAAGCTATGATAAGATAATTCCATATCTCTAAATAGAATTCTGAAATGATTATCAAAAGAATCGTAATCATACTCCAATCCATCATGTCTTTGCCATAAAAATTTATCTTTGCTAAAATATCTCTTTTTAAACAAATCCATAATTTTATCTGCAATAGGGACTTTTCTAACTCCTGCTTTACTTTTAGATGTTTCTACTTCAAAATAATAATCTTTTAAATAGATATTTTTTCTTTTTACTTTTAACAACTCTCCAATTCTTAATCCCGTATAGCACAAGATTAAAACCATATCTATTATTCTGTACTTATCTACTTCATAATTATATAAATTATCCCAAAGAGCCTGTAATTCATCATAGCTAAATGGTCTTTCTCTATCTCCTGTCTTTTTACCTTTTTCCTGAACTGGTAACTTTAAAAACTTAGCATAATTTTTTGTAGCCATATCATTAAGAATTGCAAAATCCCAAATATTAGACCAGAAACTTCTTAATAATCTTAATGTACTATTAGTTAAATCTAAGCTATAAAAGATATTCTGTAACATAATACCATTGATTTTAGCTATTTCTAGTCCATATAATTTTTTACTTCTTTTAAAATTAGTTTCATAGTTAGCTTTTGTTCCATCTTTTACATCTTCTTTTGAATCTAGCCAAAGTTGATAAATTTGTTCAAATGTTATGCCCTTTTCCTTTTTCTTAGTAACTTTTACATCAGTATTTTCTAACATTTCTAGGTTATTTGTAAACATAGCTAGCTTATAAGTCTCAGCTTCTTTTTGAGTTTTAAAACAAGCTATAAAATCTCTTTTATATCTTTTTTCTTCTATACTATAATACTTAGGACCTAAATAAGCCCAAGGTTTTCTCCTTTTTCCAGATAGTTTAAAAACAGTCCCCATTCCATTTGCTGCTCTCATAAAAAAACACACTCCTTTATTTGCATAACAAAATTGAGTGTGATATAATCTAAGTAGACATTATAGAAGAGTACCACACTCTTGAGCCTTTTAGTTGCTACCAACAACTAGGGGCTTTTTTTTATTTTAATAATTATTTGGACTAAAAAGTCTAATTTCTCCAGTAATTCTTTGTCTTAATCCATCTATGATAATTTCAATCAAATTATCAATATTATCTTTTCCCATTAAATTATAAACTAATTTTTCATCTGCCAGTTTATCTAAATCATCAGTACTAACAACAGTTTTCTTTTCATACATTTTAAATATTTCTTCAGTCCTTGTAACTGCATCTAAATAATCATTTTCATTTTTATTACTTTCAGCATATTCTATCCAAATATCACTTAATTCTTTTTTGAATATATCCATTGTTTCTAACCTTAATTTTAAGAAAACATGGTTAATATCAAAACCAAGTGCTATTAATTCTTTAGCATAATTAGATACCGAAATAATAAAAACTACTCTTAAATAATCAGGATTATTAACAGCTTTATAATATTTTTCTCTAACAGATTCAGTTTTAGCTTTTCTAGCAGCTCCAATTAAATCCTCACAAACAATTAGAGAGTGTTCTACAATATTTGTAGATAAATCTTTCATAATTTCTTTTAAAGAATTTTCATCTTCTGCTCCTAAAGCATTTAATCTAATATTTTCCTTAACTCTATTTTCCATAAAATTTCTTGTATATTCTTTACCTCTACCAATTCCCCATAATCTTGTAGAATATCCTGTTGGAGCATTAGGTAAATTATATTCTTTTAATTTTAATTTCATATTTAAAGCAACCCACATTAAAATACAACTTCTTTTTTGTTCATACGTAAAAAAATCTAAGGGCTTAGTTCCGTAAAAATTAGATAGATCCATCTTCATCTTCTCCTTCTTCTATTTTTAAAATTAAGCTATCATCTAATATTTCTTCTAAATGTTTTTGATATTTTTTTAAATTTTTTAGTGTTGTTTTTATTGGATTTTTTATTTTATTTTTTATATTAGTATCATCTGTTATTAATGTATCAAGTATTAACATTTTCCCCTCTAATTCTTTATTGAAATCTATTAAAACTCTATTTATAGATGCTATTTTAGAAAAAATATTGTTTTCATTTCTCATCATTTCATAAGTTTCTAAAATTTCTTTCTCAAATTCATTAATTTCTTTTTTAGAAAGAAGAGAATTGATAGAAGCTTTTAAATTTTCGGGGATAGTTTTAATTCCTTTTTCATATAAAGAAATTTGACTTTGACTAGTTTTTAAAATTTTAGCAAAATCTTTTTGAGTTAAATTCAATTTTTTCCTAATTTTTTTTAAATTGTTTTCCATCTTCTCTCCTTTCAAAATATTTTAAAATATTTTATATTTGTATTTTATATTATATAACAATATTAAAATAAAGTCTAAAATATTTTAAAATATTTTATATTTTGTTTGCTTCAATCTAAAATGAATAATGTAAATAGTTTTTTCTTCATAAACTCTCTCCCTTTTTATTTTTAATCATTTAATTCATCTTCATCTAACTCATCATCAAAATTTTGATTAGCAATATAGTTCTCATTTGTAGATAAAGATTGGTTATATTCTTCTGCTAACATTGTTTTATTAAATTCAGCAGTTGGATCAATACTATAAACTAACTCTTCTAATTCATCAATGTTACAATGGAAAAATTCTTTTCTTAAATTAACTTTGTTAACTCTTTTATCATTCAAGGCTTGATGTAATTTATTTTCTAAACTAACAGCATCTTCTGAAAAGATAAAACTATGAACATCAAATTTAAATGGAACAGAAGCACTTCCAAGCTCATTAACTCTTTCTTGTGGGTCAATTCTTCTTGTCATACCTATTTTAAAAATATTTTCTCCAAATGAACCTAAGTTACTTATGATATAAACATTACCAGCTTTTCCATTTTGTAAATTAATAATCTCATCTTTTTTTATAACTACATCAGACAATTGAGCTTGCAATTCTAAAATTCTTTTATTCAATTGTTCAATTTCTTCATTATTATTTGTGTCTTTTAATAAATTTTCTGTTCTCTCAAGTTCTTGTTTATACTTTAATTCCTCAGACTCTATCTTTTCTTGTTGAAGTTTTAACAATCTTCTTTCTTCAGCTTCTTCTCGCATTTGTTGTTTAATTGCAAGTTGTTCCTGCCTTGCTTGCTCCTTTTTTACATAGTAATTATATTCAATTTTTACAGCATTAATAAATAAGTATTCAATTTGTCCAATGAAATTAATTAAGGTATTAACTATCGTTTGGTTTCCAGTTTCAGCAAGTTTTAAATATTTTTGAGTAATCGCTTTTATATCTTCAATACCTTTTTCTAGTTTTTCAAATTTCAAATTATATAAAACATTTTGCAATTCAGCTTGTAATGCAACAACCATTAAATGATATATATTCTTATTAGCTTTTGTTGTATATCTATTTTCATAAGCATCTAAAACTTTTTGTATATCTTTTTGATTTTCTCTAAATAATTTATTAAGTTCCTTTACATCCATATAATGTAATTTTAATTCTGTGTTTGGAAAAATAGAAATAATTTCATTGTTTAAATTATTAACGATATATCCATTACTATGAAAACTATCAATAGAGTTTTGAATACTTTTAAAAATTTCTTTTAATTTTTTAATCTTTCTATTTTGAGTTTCTTCTTGTTTTTCAAGTTTTTCAAGTATAAGTTTTTTTTCTTGTATATCTAAATATGTGTTTTTATATGATTGAACATATTGTTCCATATTTTCTTTATCTCTGTTTAAATTTCTAATTTCTTTTTGTAACTTTTCAATCATAATCTCATCAGGATTTAATCTTGAATTTAATTTAACATGTAAAGAATTTATATTTTCTTGTAACTTAAAATTAGAATCTTTTAATTGAGAAATTTGTTCCTCATATCCTTGTTTTAATTTTTTACGTTTTACTTCAGCATCTCCAGATACAAATAATAATATTATAATAAACACAACTATTACCATAAACACCATAAATAACCCCATCTCCTTTTAAAATATTTTTATATTTTATTTGGTAAATACAACCAAATATCTTCCCCAAATAAGCTCATATACTCAAATTGAGTATAAACATTATTAATTTTTTCATCAATTGATTTTTTAAATAAAGAAATTAAATTGTCATTTTCTTCAACTATGTAATATTTCCAATGAGTACTGAAATGATTTGAACAATATTCAGAAACTTCTTTACTCATATAAAAAAAATATTGGAATAAATCAGATAATTTTAATTTACTATTATCTATCTCTGTATACATATATAGAGCCAAAGGTAAAGGTGAGCTACAATGCCTTGCAAAACAATTAGCCTCTTTTTCCTTTATTTCGTTATATCTTTCACCATCACAAAATATATAACTATATTCTTCTTTCAAATGTTCTAAAAAGTAATGTCCTAATTCGTGAAAAATAGTCCATCTAATTATATATATTGAATCTTCTTCATTGTAACAAAGTATATATTTCTTTTTACCTTTCTTTTTTAAGAAACCTCTATCACTTTCAAATTGACATCTTATTTCTTCTATTGACATACTGGGATGCTTTTTTTGAAGTTCCTTAGCAAATTCTGTATAAGTTTTTAATTCTATGTTATTTATCTTTTTTATAATCCTAAAAGGATCTATTGGTAAAACCCCATCACTATATTTTAATAAAACTTCATAAGCCTTTTTTTGTGCATAATTATATTGAATATGAGAATTTGTTCTAATCAATTTAATCACCTTGATTTAATTAATCTTCTTCATCTTCAACATTTTCATCAAAGTAACTATTTATTAAAGCCTCAACTATTTTTCTTTTGGCTTCATCAAGTTTACTATATTTATCAAAAACTTTTTTATCTCTTGCAGCAGTTTTAACTTGATAATTAGTTTCTTCATTTTCCATAGGAACATCAAACCCCATTAACCAAGCAGGGCTAACATCAAGTGCCTTAGCTAAAGAGTAAAGAGCATTTTGTCTTGGAGAAATTTTATTTGACATATATTGACTTAATGCAGATTTTTTAATTCCACTCTTTTCAGCTAAGTCAACAGGTTTCATATTTCTTAAATCTAAAGCTTTCTTTATTCTGTCTGCACAATTTTCTTTCATATTTTTTAATGCTCCTTTCAATATTTTTATAAATTGATTATATAATAAAGTTTAATAAAAATCAACTATTTTTAAATAAAGTTAAAAAAAAATAAACTTTTTTATTGACAAAAATATTTTGCTATGTTATATTGTGTTTAGTTAAAATAAACTAAAAATTAAAAAAGGTAGGTGAATCTATGTTTGATTATAGTAAATTAGAAGGAAAAATAACTGAAGTTTATAAGGCACAGTATAAATTTGCAGAAGTTTTAGGGATATCAAAAGCTAGTATTTCTGCAAAACTAAATAATAAAACAGATTTTACTCAAAAAGAAATTTGTGATTCTCTTCGGTTATTAAAGATTCCAGAAAGTGAGGTATATTCATATTTTTTTAAAATAAAAGTTTAGTTTTAATAAACTTAAAAAGGGGTTGATATATGAAAAATAATCAATAAAAGATTTAGAAAAAAGAAAGAGAGAGTGATATATGAGAAGAATTTTAATTTTGATATTTTTTACTTTATTGATGGGAACATTATCCTAATTTAGCAGGAAAAGAAAAAGGATTTAATCGAACTTTTCTATTGGTTCTGGTAATCCTAATTTACAGCATATATCTCTATATTCTGCCATAAGAGAAAATCAAGAAACAAAAAGATAAAGGAGTGATTGAATGGAAAGAGAAGAAAAGATATTAAATAAAGCAAAGGAATTAATGAAAGAGTTGAAGCCTTTGACTTATAGAGAAAGAAAAATGGTTTTGGAATTTTTAATACAGTTAATAAATGTAGATGGTTGGATAGATAACCCTCATAAATAACAAGGGTTATCACAAAAGAAAAGGGGAGAAATTAATGGAAGATTTATATTTTAAGAACAATGAAGCAAAGATAATATTTGGATTGGT